CATTAGTTGTAGAAACAACACCGAGAATTATTGTTATTGGATTAGTGATTGTTCCCGCTAATGCTTCGTAAGCCCCCGAAAGCTCTGAGGACATCGAAACTGTATTAGTACCAGTTGTCAGGCTCTTCTCAGATGTCGTTATCCAATTTTGATTTAAGGTGTCCTCGATAATATAACCACTTTCTAATGTTATATTTCTATCTGTGACTATTGTTACACTTACTGTTGATTTTTTTGATGGCGTTCTTGTTATTCCTGAAAACTTTACCATCCTATCTAATGACTGCCCAAAAGAAAAATCTGGATCTAGCTGATTATATAAGGCTAAAGAAAAGGATTGTAAATCAAGCCTCGCTTGCGCTTCTATTCCAACTCTCTGACCATCTGGACTATCTGCATCAAGGTTTATATCTAAACCATATATAGCTTTATAACCATCAGAAAGCTCTTCATAAATTTCCTCATAGGTTTGTACTTCTATCCCATTCGCTGTAAATTCTGGCTTCATAGCATCAAATCCAATGTTTCTTCAATTAATACATTAAAAACATTAATGTACATTATTTGAAAGGTTAAGTCACGATCATTTATATTCGTTATCTCTAAACTTTTTATTGCGATAACTCCTTTGGTTTGAAGGACTGATTTTTCTATTGCTCTTTTGATTTTAACTTCATTATCTCTTGTACCTAAAAGCTCAAACCAATTTATGCCATTGTCGGTATCTAGAAACCAATCATCGGTAAAAGCTTTAATCCTTGTTTTAACATTTTGTTCTATGGCATCAGCATCTTTTTTATAAGAGGCTAGACCACTTCCAAAAACCCAATCATCATTTGTATCCAATCCGCTAACTTTCATGATCCGCTCCTTTAAGTTGGTGCGCTTGTATTACCGCTTCCTGCTCCATCAGACCAAGTATAAGGATGTGTATGAGCCGAAAGAGCAACGCCATCGGCTGTCACTTCTCCTGTGGTTTCCATACTAGAGGTGCTTGTTAAAGTCCCCCCCCCGATACCTGTGAAATTACCCGCCGCTACTGTCCCAGAAACCGTGACGTTCCCCGTGACGTTAATATTTCCAACAAGCTCAATATCGCCTGTAATATCCATATCACCAATCTGGGTATAATCACCCGTAAGAATAATGTTACCAGTCTGAGTCCTGTCGCCAAGATGGGTATAATTTCCCTCTTGGTATGTGTCCCCAATTTGGGTAACAACACTAGGAATTGTTATAGCACTAGACAAAGGATTAATTCCGACAATAGCAAAAGAATCGCTATAATCATGAGTTCTTATACCCAACGGCTTTAAAAAATCCTGACCATTGAACCAATTATCAAAGCATCTTTCATTAATCAGCAATAGGCAATAATCATCAATAGCAATAGGGTGAGCTGTGTAGCTTGATCCTCCTTGCAGAAATATAGGAGGGATCTCTATAAACTCGGGAAGCTCTATCGAAACACCGTTGACCACTCTATTAATAACAGGCTTCGCATTGATTGTTTTAGAATTAACAGCGGTTACCTTCGCAATACAAACTGTATGAGTATTATTCAGGGCTTGAGATATTGCCAATGTGATAACATCTGTTAATTGTTTATTTTCCATTATATAACCTTGTAATCTGAGTTAAGGAATCCTGAGCAGGTCTGTGACCAATCGGCGCCGTAATTATCTCCGCTATATGTGATTGTTTCAATCTTATAAATCCCATTTAAATGTGGCTGAATTGAGCTCTCAAGATTAACAAGCCTTCCTACTTTTACAGTGGGATCAATCAATATTTTAAAAGATATTCTTTTGGCTTCTCTGCTTGGGGTATTTATCAATCCAGTACTAGCTTTTATAACTGGGATATAATGGCTTGTAACCTCGTCTTTTTTGATAATATATAGCTGTTCATCTTCGATGTACCAATCTTCATATTCCCCAACAACATCATTTAATAATTTAACTGTGTTACCCACCAACACCCTAGGTCTTGTAAGAGATTGTTGCTTTGTTATTTTACCCTTTGTAATAGTGTCCATATCAAGCAACAATTTCCCGACAGGCGAAACCCCTTCTCTTAATGTTGCGGAAGTGAAATAATTAAGATAAGCATAACCTCCATCAAGACATTCTAGAGTTGTGGTGACATCAGCCCCCGACCTAGCATTGTTACCCTTATGGACTGATCCTTTATATGCTAGCTCATATTTTCCTTTATATCCTATGTAAAGACTTATCGGAATATATTTAATATCCTCGGCATCTTTTACTAAAGCTAATCTGTTAGACTCATTTAGGTTATATATCTTAACGGTAAGCCTGTTTAATGCCCCCGCAGTGGACTTAATAACACTAAAGCTTATACGCATAGGGGGAACGATGGTGACATCGCCACCGCTCGCCCTAACAACTAATTTATAATCGCGTATAAATCTCTTCGTCACGATAAGGTTACCCCTCTAATATCTTCAATATCTTCCTGTTCTAGCAAATATAAAATACATCTCCCAGAACTGAAGTCTGTTTTAGCAAAAGGATCAATTCCATTATTAGATAAATCGCTTACAAAAAAATCAAATAATTGGTTTTGTCCTGCTATATGCAATACGCCAACAGATAATTTTATCCCTTTAATGCTCCAATCTCCATATTCTGCATCAAAACACCAGATCTGCGATCTCGGATAAAATCTGAGGGTAAAGACTATTTCATTTTCATTAAAAAGTATTGAATGTCTTTGTATAGCTTCGCTTGAAATATTTTGGATCTTTAACATCTTTAAGCTCCTTTAAGTTTTTCTTTGGCTAAACTTAATGTTGACTGTGAAACCTTGACCCCTTCCTGTAATCCCTTCTCTGTAATACCATCAGTAGAACCCTTTAAAGCTATCGCAGGTACAGGGGATACCTCTGTTGTTATGGTATCGGCAAACTTCACTTCTTGAGCTTCAAGCACATAATCTATGGCATTATTCTCATTATCTTTATTGATCTCCAACATTGTAATCCGCATATTCTTAAATGTTTTATATGGCATATCTATCTGCACAAGCCTATCAGTGCTATAAATTGACTGCATATTGTCTATGAATTTTTGTCCGTTTCTTATTTCTTTATCAATCAATCCAGTATACTTTGAAAGATTAGCCCCTTTGTCAATAATAGCATCAATTTCATCAACGGCATTAGTAACATCAGAAACTATTGCTAATACTTTATTCGCTTGGGATGCTGTTCTTTTTGGTAGATATTGAGATATGGAACCTATATCAGACTCCGCACGCCTAAACAAATTAATAGGAGTAGATTGTTTTAGATATATATCCGAAACATTACCCTCTATTGCTATTGTTATTGGCTGTCTTATAATATGATCATTAATATAGCTTCCATCCTCAAGATACGTTGTAGGTACTGAATTCTCATAGCTATATTTTTCTTTTACTCTAACAAAAGACTCAAAGCCATCAATGCCCACAGCCTCTTTGGGATCATTATCAAATATTGAATTAATATAATTTCTAATTATTGCCATTAATAACCGCTCGCCCCCGATTGTAAACCTGTATCATTAATCTGTCTTTGCCAGCCATCATTAATAACAGAATCCACCTTAGCACCTATCGCATTAGCATCATTGGAATATATTTCTACATTATTTACCTGAGAATTATTCCTGTTGCCATTGGTACTTATAGGAGGCTGATATCCCATCCTAGCACCGCTTGTAAAAGCTTTCTTTCCTAGGCTTGCTAAAAATCTGAAAGCCGAAATAGTTTTACCCAAAACCGCCTGAACACTAAAAAGAGGAGCAAAAAAATCTGCTATAAAAGACTTTCCCCCTTTAAAAGCAACAATAAGATCATCCACTACCAAAACTATGGCGGCAATAGCTAAACTTATCGCAACAATCGGGGCATTTATCACTAGAAAAGCGGCGGCAACAATGCCAATTGTGACACTTAACGCTGTAAATTCACTAGAAAAATCAACTATTAAACCACCAACTCTAGCGATAGACTTTCCGAACGATACAAACAAATCTGTTATTACTGAGATCCCCGCTACTATAGCATCGCTATTTTCTCCAAGGAAGCTATTAAAAGATTCAGCTAACTTCTTAAGTTCAGGTGACAACCCAATAGCGATAGTCCTTTTTAAACCCTCCATCCCAAATTTAAGCTCTGCAACAGCATCTTTATAATCCGCATATTGATTAGCACCTTTTTTATTGATTATGTTCATAGATAAAGCTTTAAGTCTTAATCTGTCGATCTCATCGGCTGATTTACTTAAAAGCTGTACTAAAGACTCATCAACACCGATGGAAGATGCTAGGCTTATTTTTTGTTCTGGGCTTAATTGCATTCTTTCAAAACTTTCTGCAATCTCTACAAAAACCTCATTGGCTTTCTTTACTTCGCCAGTGGATTTTCTTACTGATATCCCAAGCCTTGCAAAATCTTCGCTACCATAAAGAGCCGCATCCCCGATCTTTTTTGATAACGATCTTATTGTATTTTCCATTGCCTGAACAGATGAACCGCTTACACTAGCGGCAAACCCCAAGGCTTGAATGCTTTCAACCCCAACGCCTGACAACCTAGACAATTGTACAAGGGCATCAGCGCCTTTTAAAACGCCGTTGGTCCATTTTAACATTGCAAAAGCTGAGGCACTAAAAGCGGCAGTCATACCACTAAGGGCAAACAAACTATTTTTCATGGAGCTATTAAACTTTTGGAGAGGAGCGATCGACCCCTTAAAAGAAAGCTTGGTCACCAATTCTGTTACAACTGCCATAAACTAACCCTTCATATAATGTTTTTCTAAAGCAATTTTTATCTGCTCATATTCTATTAGATCAAGAAGCTCATCTGTATCAAGCTCCCTTATCTCTTTTAAACTTCCATAGCCTTGTTTAACAAGGTAAAAAACTTCCATTTCTTCATCAGAAACATTTGTTTTTAATATTAAATCGGGTTCCTGTGCCTGTAATGGAATCTTTAATCGCCAAGGTACCCGACTATAAAAGGGGAAGAAAAAGCTCCGATCATATTAGTTATGAAAGTCATATAATCATTAGGGTATTTTTCCCAATGATCCTCTTTCTTCGATAAAAGCTCGCCTTCGAAAAGAACAAGATTTTGTATTAAAGCTTCAATTTCTTCAAACCTTGGACTGTCTAAAAATGATGCCTCACTAAACATAATTTGAGCAAAAGAAAAAATCTTTTTACGCTTAGAATGGGTTGTCTTAGTTAAACGATATACCCTCCCATTAATAACAGCTTCTTTATCTCTAAATATTTCAGCAAATAATTGAAGTTGCTCATCGGTTTCTTTTTCTTTATCATTCATAATTGGCCCTCTCCAATGTTTTTTTAAAATTAAATATTTCTTGTTGCTTTTCTGAACCTAACAACATACTCGACAAGTCCATTACCATCTTCATTATTAATGGTAATTGTCGGCTGAGTAATAATAGATCCATTTTCCAAGATCCAAGACTCTATATTGTCAACGTTATCTTTTGTAAAATTCTCTTTTAAAGAACCATTTAAGACTGTTATTGGCGATGTTCTCATTACATTATTTAAAAAAGAATCTGAATCTGTCATGCGTAAAACTCTTATAGTTAAATCATAGACATCACGATCAGACCTTTCATTAATATTTACGCTTCCGTTGCTTCCATTTACATGGGAAGAAACAGGATTAACAGGTGTTAGAGTTATTATATCTCCGCTAGCATAGTCATTAATAGCTGTGCCATTTAAGACTAATGTTGTTTTCTCTACTGAGGTTACTATTGCAGCCATTGTCTAAACTCCTTATTTATTTACTACTATTAATACACTAACTGAATGAACAGCACCCGCAAGCTTAACCGCACCTTGTAGGACTGGACTCTTTCTAGCTTCTCTGTCAGCTTGGGATTGATCAGCCAAAGAACCTGCTTGCCAATAAAAGCCGTTATTTTCAATGCTCTGCTCAAACTTCTCGCGATCTCCAAAATAATCTGTACTTGACCATGTACCTGCGGCAAATACTAAAGACCTGACGAACTCACGAGTTGTTTTTTCGGCTTGGTCTATAATCTGATTAATCCCTCTAGTAGTCTGTGGAATCTTTGTCCCTGTACTCTTCAAAAGATTATAAAGATCTGTTTCAATCGCATCAGCAAAAGCAATAAGATTATAACGATTATCTACAAAATCATTTACTCCACTTGTTAAAACAACAGGTGTTTTTTTGATTGTTGTATAAATATCTAGTCCAACATTCTTGGCATTGGTAATCTCTGTTTGAGTATAATCCTCAGCAATAACAGATAGCTCTTTTAAGTGCATTGTCATAGCTGAATTTTCAGCTCCAAAATTTACTGTATGAACTCTAGCCATATAACTAGAAGCAAACTTCCTGTTCCCTGACTTAGAATAAAGCATTCTATAATTAGTATATCCTGCAAGCTTATTAGCCCAGACAACATTTGTTGTGGCTATTGTTAGATTGCTATCAGAATTAAAGACATCATAAACAAGAACTCCATTAGACTGCGCCCAAGAAGCTAAAGTATCGGCTTCTACGGATGTTGGTTGGTCGATGAACATTGCGCCCTTAAATCCAATCTCAGCGTGAATTGCTGTAATAGCGGCTTCTTTGGTTTCTAGTGATAAGCTTGAAGCATCCAACCCTTGAGTAAGCACAGCACCTGTTCCTTCGGCTATGGCTAAAATATCCCCAACGAATGTCCCTGAAGCACTTTCTACTGCTAAAGTCATAGTACTAGCGACACCTGTTGTTGCTGAAGTAATAACCATCGCATTATCTGAATCGACTTCAATTGAAGCACCGACAAAAGAAGCATGGTCATCAATAACTGTAGCGGCTTCTGCTAAAGTTGTTACGGCTCTGAAATCTAAGTCTGCAATATCAAGCTCTGCACTGTCTACGGTTACTTTAAAAGAACCATCACTAATCTCTTGTAGCTGTCCAATAATAACGGCTTCGGAAAGCTCTGCACCCTGCAAAACTCCTGCAGAAGCGGCTACTGTTTCAGAAGCTGAACGCCAATAACCCGCAACTAAAGCGCCTTCGGCATTGGTAGGATTAGGATTGGTAGCAAAAAAAGACTTTGCATGGCTATACATTGCGGAATCTGTTCCGAAATCTGTTGCAACGCTTGCGATATCGCTATAAAGCTCATACCTTTTAGCTGTTGATAAAACCGCATCTTGTTGATCTGTGATAATACAACATAGGTTCATATTGTCCCTATCAGCTAGCGATCCAGATGTTAAAAGAGATACGCTAATTACATTACTAATGTTTGCTGTCATACTGTGACCTCCCAGTCTTTTTCAGTTAAAATTTCAACCTGTGCAGTGTCAATTCTTAGCGTATCAACAGATGCAGAAATTGTATACAAAATATTTAAATTTAATTCTAAACGGTTATTGTACTGCTTACCCGCTAACAATCTTACATCAGTAAAATTAGTTACTTTTAAAACATCTATCCCAAGGGTGGAACTAAGCTCTAAAGCTTTTTGGCTAGGCAATAACAAGCTAAATTTATTAGCATTAGTATAAGCATTATTTCCCCAAAAAGTAAGGATAACAGGCATTAACCAATTTTGAGAATAGGCTTCCTCCTCCTCATCACCATCAAATTTTGAAGCACTGCTTAAAAGTTTAGAGGGTGTTAAAGTATCAATTGATATATAAGAAGTCTCAAAATTGTCATCTTCAAAGTTGTATCGTCCTATCTTAATAAATGATTCTGATATGGATAAAAGATCTCTTACAAATCCACCCATTTTCTGCAAAATACTATTCATAAAACGGACTCCACAAGTAAAGGTTTGTTAGTATCTTCTGCTATAACTTCATAATAACCATACCCAATCCAATTCCCTCTGGATATTATCTTAAAATCTGCTCCATCAAAAGTTACATATTCTCCTATTAATAAAGCTTCTTTACTATGAACCCTTAAATATCTTAACGCCCAATCAATATTATCCGCTATAATGTCTTTTTGACTAGCAACCTGAACAACACAATTTTGTTCCCTTACTGTTACTATGTCAGTAGGTACAAAATCGGTTGTTGTCCTCACTACTGTTTTAATTGTAATAGGTCTTTCCCAATCTGTAAGAACACTAGATAAATTAGGTAACATTACGCACCACCGATGTAACAGCATTTTTTAAGATTGCACTGTCTACTAATATCTGGTTAGACTTCTTAGCCTTTATTGTAGACATACTTAACGGCAACCATGTGCCGAATCCACCAGTTTTAAAAGCATCTATAATTATATTTACCGCCTCAACACCTACAAGCCCTAGCGCTTTTTCAGGATCTTTTCCTTTCTCGATTATAGCTTTGAATTGCTTTTTTAACTCTTTATTGATCTCTCTTTCCTTTATTGCTAAAGGAACCCTTAAAAAAGATCTTTTAGGAACTCCTATACCATATTCATGATAAGAGCCAACCTCTATTATTGTTTTATCCTTACCCTTCCCCTTATTCTTATATGCTTTTCCTGTGACTTTCTCAACGGGCAAACCCACCGCAACCTCAAGATTCTTAGCCTTTGCCAAATTCTTATAAAGTTCTTGGGTTTTCTTAAGCATCTTAATGGGGGAAACCTTCATACAAAGCACCCGCCGTGTTTATTCATTGTAAGTGATAAATACCTTACCCCGTAACTTGTAGACCTAAACCACGCCCTACGCTCTGATTTAGGAGCTACTGCAAGGTTATAACTTACCGATACATTGCCAACACTTTGGGATTGCTCTTCTTTTAAAGGACTAGAGCTTGCTTGGGATTCTTGTATCGCTAAATGTGCTAGTAGATTTAAAGCAATTTCCTTTCCACAAGCTGTATCATAATTACCACCCCAATAACAGGGGTAAACATCTTCTAAAATAGGAATATATTTACTGGAAACTGTTGTATCAAACTCTGGGAATCTCGCTGTAAAATCTTCTAAAATGGTCATTAGACAATCCTAAATTTATTTAATTCTATGTGATATTTTATCGTCTTAACTAAAATCTTATTTTTCTGTAACTCTTTGGTAATCTCAACTTCCTCACCAGACGGTAAAATCAGCCCTTCTATTTCATATTTGTTACCAGACAAATTTTTAATGTAAAACGGCTTTACAACCTCTTTAATCTCTGGCTTTACAACCTCTTTATTACATTTATAGAGATCCTTAACTTTTATTGGCTTAGGTAAGGGCATTCTTGAAACTGATAACAACTCTTTGATCTCTTCTTTAAACTGCTTTTGATTATTAGCATGCTTAATGATTTTTTCTAAATCATTGACCGAAACCTCAATAGCTTTCGCTATTATTTCAATCATTTTTTTAGAACGACAAGTGGGCGGGTATATAATACCCACCCGCTCTGCATATTTTTTTAAATCTGCAACCTTAAGCATATCCTAAAGTCCTGTAAGTAAGCGTCCTGCAAGATCTTCTAAAATATCAAGACCTGCAATTCTAAATTTACTGTCAAATCTAAAATCAAAGCTTGTCGGCTTAGTAATTTCGCCAATTGTTAATCTCTGAGGAATTCTCATTTTCATAACATTTTCGTCATTACTATAAGCAACAGTAGCAGAAGATCCACCAACGCTTTCAGCTCTGAAAGTTGTTGAGAAAATTACTTCTGGGTAATTTGATTGTAATGCTTTCAATACTGAGAAAGAACCATTAGTACTATTCAATATTGTTGACTGCAACACATTCATAACACGAACTGGCATTATAACTCTATTAGCCGCATATCCAGGTGTGTTATTGACCGCATTTCTTTGAGCAATAATCAAATCAGATATTACGTCATATTTTTCTTGAGCAGATAGTGTTTCAATCGCACCTGCGGCGGCACTAGAAGTGAAGCCCGCATAGTTTAGCAATCCTTTACTAGAAGCATAACCAGGGATACCGATGAAACCAATTTCATCAATATTCTCTTTAAACTTTCTATCATGCCCTTGAAAATGCTTACTTATTAAAGGGATATTCTGTAAAGCAGCTTGCTGTACATCTGTATCGCTCCAATCTGAAAAAGCTTCTCTTTCAATAACTTTCAAGAAGGAATCTTCGGCGGTTAGGCTTATTTTTCCTTTGTTTCCTGAAATGTCACCTGAGTTGGTGAAATTACCCTGGGTAAGAACTCTTAAAGATTGAATGCGTTGAACATATCCACCGCTATTATCTATAAAAATACCACTATTTAAAAAGCTCAATTCTGGATAAAGCTTTTGAAAAAGTTTAGGGTCTACTCCTGTAAGATTACGTGACAACACGACACCTGGTGAAGCATCAGCAAAATATGGTTTTGCTTTTTTTTCAAAACTCTTGAAAGAGTCTAAATTATAAAGATCTTTTATTAACATTTTTTAAATCCTCTTTGTTATTAAGCTAAAGTTGCACCGTCATTCATTGATACTCTCCACACTAGCGCACCCGCTACCTGAACAGCTTTAAATGCGATAGTAACTCCCGCTGAACCTAAAGTAATGACTGTATTGCCAGCTTGGTTAACCGCAGAAGCCGCTGTGATTATGATATCACCGACATAAACATCACAAGAAACAACTAGTTCGATACCTTGAACGGCAGGATTAGCCAGTGTTCTTGTTTCTGCACCAGCAGAAGTCAATGCAACGTTTCCAGAACGAGTAACAGGAATTGCTCCAGCATCCGCAGGGTCAGCGATTAAAACTTCAACGTGTGGATAGATTTCAGCAATAGCCGCTTCAACTTCAATTTGACTAGTGAAAGCACCAGTATTCAAAAGGCTAACAGCAGAAGCCGCATGTGCGTCAACAGCATCACCGATATGGGTTGCAATATCACCCTGTGGAGGATTTAAATAAATCAACCAAACACCAGTTTGTATTTCCTGGATAAATTCAGCATTTACAGCTACATCAGTGTTAGTTGCTGTGGCTAAACCATCATTAGCATCGCCTGCATTAGAAACATAAACTCTTCCTAATAAAGCAGGAGTTTCTCCTGTCTTAACATCCACAGACACAAGACCAGAACGGATGTAATTAATTTGAGAATATAATTCTTTATCTATAACCGCACCATCTTCAATGGCACGTGCTTCGTCACGGAGGATAACACCAACTATTGATGGTGTTGCAGATCCGTCCATGTTGTCAATCTGAGCAGTATCAAGTTTTGCAAAACGACCTGTTTTCAATTTGTCTTCAAAGACTGTATTGCTTAGAATAATATTACTTGAACCGAAACGCTCGCCACCCGCTACTGCTCCGATTTCATTTGAGAAAGGTGAACTAAAAGCCATCTTACAACTCCTTATTTGCTATTTTATCAAATTTATCTTCCCCTTGTGCATCACCAAAAGTTTGGTAATTAGAGGACTTTTTCAACAATTTAAAAGCTACTGTTAGCTCTGAATCATTAAACTGCGATGTGCTTTGAGTTTTTAAACAATCAACCATTACTTCTTTAGCTGTCTTATCAGCATAATTGTATGTGTCATCTAAAAAAATCTTAGCCTTGTTTACTATTGACGCATAAGCCTTGACTTGTGCATCGGCAAACTTATTCATTTTATCAAGGAATGAAGCGTCAGAAAAATCTTTTTCTTCTTCTTCTTTTCCCATTTCTTCGTCTTTCATTTCTTCTTTTTCTTCTTCCTTAACTGGCTCTTCATCTGTAACGCCTTCCTCAGGGATTTCAGCTTCTGGTTCTGTAGGCTCAACACCTTTAGCAGAAACTAAAATCTCTTCAAACATCGGGATATATTCCTTCAGTTTGTCAATCGGTACGGACTTTACAGCCTCTGGAAGCATCTGTAAGATTTCTAGAATCTTCTCCAAAGAAACTTCGCCTTGTTCATCTAAAAATATTTTCATATTTTTATTCTCCTTTTTATTAAACTTTTTATCTAAAAAACTACACAAAGCACCACACCTACCAGATTTTACAGCGGCTAAATGATGTGGGCTTATATTGACCTGCTCATAATCATAAATTTTATGTTTAACAAGGTCTGCGAAATATCCTAGAGATAGCTCCTTACGATCAATTAACAAGGCTTCATCTTCTTTGCGTAAGATCAACTTGTTTTTGATAGCAATCTTTGTATTTGTTTCCTCATCAATAAAATCAACCATCTCAGCTCTTTCAACAATACTACCTGTATCGGGAGCAGGTTCCTCAAGCGAAACATGCTCATAGGTCAATGGAATGCTTAGCATTTTCATTGCGGCATTTGCTATCGTGGCAGGGCTTCTGTATACCGTGAAGATTGAATCAAAAGGCTCTACATTAAGCTCTGATCCCAAATATTCAATTGCTCCATCACGAACGCTTATAGCCGTTTTCTCGCTAGGCGTATAAATGGCAATATCTTTGAATTTTCTCACGATGGTATCGGCATGTAAACCCGCTTTACACTCCTCGGCTTTACACTCTTCTACAACGTTCTGGACACTATCTTTATTTTTTTTAGGCATAAAAACCTCGAATTTAAAATGTTATACTATCTTTTTTATAGCGTAACGTCAATTTATTTATTTCACTATATGATGGAAATTATAATAAAAACATTCCGTTAATCTTTAGGAATTAACATCTTATAACTGCAACGGCAATTATACGACACACCAGGAAGCAAAGTCTTTCCGTCGCAACTTGAATAAAGACCTTCGGAAAGCTTGAATTTTTTACCATCTCTAGCTTTGTGGCATTTCCTAGTTCTTTCATCTCCAACCGTAACCCAAATACCTTCTGTGATCCCAAGGTTTTGCGCTCTGATCTTATTATTAAGGCTGTTGAAAGTATTTACTTGAGTTCTCGCTACCATCTCAGCATTGGATTTTCTTTTATTGGTAAGCTCTCCAAATTCGCTTTTTATCTGGTCTAAGCTTTTACCCTCAGCCATCCCTCGCAATGTTGTGTTAGTGAAAAATTCTAGGGTGTCATCACGTAGCTTTTTTACCCATTGTTGGGTTTCCAATATTAGAGCCTTTATATTGGGTTTCAAACCTTCTGTTGCAATTAGCTCTTTAGCACTGATCCCAATCTCTTTTTCTACCTGATCATAAAAGGTTTCTTTATTATAGGTGTCTATCCTTCCATAGATGTTATCTATCATGCTTTCAACTCGGCTATTACTAAACTGTCTTAAAAGCTTTTTCTTCGCTCGATTGGCTAGGGTCAAGAATATCTTTGCGAAATTACCAACCTGAGCATCTTCAAACTTTGATATAGTACCCTTGTTGAGCTTCTTAAAGACTTGATTATTAAACCGCTCATTCATTTCATCAATCATTTTTTTAAGAGCTGATGCGAATTCTCTTTCTATGGTCTTTGAGGCAGGTTTTGTCCTAACAATCTTTTCTGTTTCTGAAAATATTTTACGCTTAACCATCTCTAAACCTCTTCTCTTTCTTCTTCCCCTTCAACTTCTATATCCTCATCATCATCATCATCAGGGAAGAAAGAATCTGCAAGGTCATCTTTTAATGTTATATCATATTCTAAAAGATACTTGTTAGCATCTTCACCAAGATTATATAACTTAACTGCATTATCAATAGCTTTACTCTCGAAATCTATACGGTTCTCAGGTGTGCGTCCTTGATTCTCTTTGAATTGGACTATTTCAAGGCTAAGCTTTCTTAAAAGATCATTAATAGGCTTGATTAAATAATCCTCTTGTAAACTCTCGATAGTGTCTTGGAAGATTTTAAGCTCGTTGTCCCCCGATGAATTAAGCCCCTTGACATTCTCACCTACTAATATTGAAAGCGGTATCCCTGTCACCATCGCTATACGCCTGAGTGTTATTGTGTCGACATCAGCAAGGTTTGTTAAGGATTGATTGACGACATAGGCATCATCTTCTTTATCAAGTAGACCTGCTCCATAGATTGATCTACCATTTTCTAGCTCTAAGAAATATTTCTTAATCCACGCTTCATCTTCATTCTGCATAGCATCTTTGAAGCCTTCGATCTTATAAAATAGGGTGGCATTCTTTTCAAGGATCGTTGAGGAACTTCTTTCAACAATAGAATCATTTAAAAGCTGTTTATAGATAAGCTCAAACTCAGATATTCCGCCAAACTGATATATAGGCTTTTCTCTCTCAATAGGCTCATAATATGTAAAATCTACTACTCTGCTATAATGTATTGTTGTATTTCTGACATTATAGAACCTTGGCTTATAATATCTTGGATCCATCAGATCAAGGGAGTAATCACTAACAAATACCATATCACCAGAAAAAACTTTCATATGAGTAGTTTCAAGATTAAAAGGTGTTATTCTTGGCTCTTTTAGATCTTCCCCATTCTCATACAAAATTATTATTGAACGACCAAAGGCAAGCATGAATTTAGAAGCTAATTTTACCATCTGTTCAAGGCGGACATTATAAAGATTTAACTGATCTTTCCGATCAAATTGTAAAGTGTCTTTTAGAGCATTCCCAATCTTTAGCTGTAGAATCTTTGACCCGATACCCGATTTGTAAATACCGTTCATCTGATCTGGGTCTAATTTATTATCGCTAACTATTGTATTATTATAGCTTACATTTCTTGTGTTCGGCTGAGAATTATAAACGCTTTTTATTCCATCAATATAACCCTGTTTAGAGGCTTTGTCATTTATGGATCTTGTGGCTTTTTTTTTGGATTTTCTTTTAGACATGAGAAGATACCCTAATTATTTTTTTCAATTAAAGCATATCTATATTAATAAGGCAAATGAGGATTCACAGCATTTTGCTATAATCAAGCTTCTTGCGTTTCATCGCAGGCTCTATACTATATCTAATACTGTCGATGCCGTGGTTAAAAGCGTCTATAATCTCTGGCATTATATCGCCAGTAATCCTATCTACCTTGTGACTATATAGCGAAAACTCTTTAATAATCTCTTTACACCTAGGGTGGATTATTACTTTCTTATGGCTCTTAATAAAAGATATTCCATCTTCTACGCTACCCTTGCCCTTCTTGCAGGCTATAACCCTTGGCAATCCGTGCCTTTTTAAATAACTTATGGACTCAGGTCTTGCGCAATCTGCTCTTATAACATATTTTTCTATATCAGGAATTTTATTCTTAACAAAATGAGCCGTGTCATCAAGCTCTAAACCTGTTTTAAACGCTTCGTATTCTATATAAAGATTCTCCTCAAATATCCAAACTTTTACCGCCGCAGTCGGGTCTTGAGAAAAGCCAAAATCCAAACCAAAATAAGCCCCATCCCAATTTTTAGCAGGAATAAATTCTTCTACTTTCCATTTATTAGCGAAAACCGTTGCTTCGTCATTTTTAAGGTAAGCGCCTTCCCAAACGAAATTATAAGTAGCAGGACTCATAATGTCGCGGTCTCTAAGTCGTTGGGCTTCCAGTACATCAGAAAACCACGGGTTTTCATGGTGAAGAATCTCTACTATGGCAGCATTCTTTGGGGGCTTTTTTACGAATCTCTTGTCTACTGGGCTATTTTCACGCTTGGGATTCCATATTGCTATAATCTCAGATTTGGGCTCTCTAATTGTTGGTTCAAGAGCTAGCCAACCCTCCTCACCTAGATCTTCCGCCTCCTCCACTATGCATAAGTTTATGTGGCTCAACGACTTAATAGAAGAAGGGGAGTTCTTGATTCCCTTGAAGATAAAAACCGTGCCATTGACCCCTTTTATATAATCAACACCAACGTCATAAGCAGCAGCCAACCATGGCTTTGACTCTATTGCATTCTTCAATTCAGCGTGAAAGGAGTATTTAATAGAAGATTGAAACTCTCTAACACATAATATTCTGAGAGGCTCTTTATAACCCCAAACTGCGGCCATTAGCGCGCATGAAAAACTTTTGCCTCCGCCGCGGCCACCTCTTAGCGCCCTGTAGCGGAAAGTGCCAAGTGGCGGAGCTAAGATAGGGATTAATTTAGGGGGCAATTCTATTTTAGCTACGGTCATGTTTTAAACCTAGTCCATTTTTTTTCATCGTTTCTTTTCGCACCGTCGCGCTAGTTCTTACAAACTCTATTCTTTTTCTTTATCTATAGATGAAGGAGCCACTATTTCAATTGTTGTAGGTTTCATGCTATTGTCAGAACTTTTGTGATCAAATTCCTGTTTGTCTGTTTGATGAAGCCACTGTTTTCCCAACCACACCAACATAGTCGTATTTCCCTCATCAACCGCCGCTGTATACTGCCGTCTACGCAATGAATGCTTGCCTGCGGACGATTTTTCTTTGAAATAATCCGAAAAACCTTTGCCTTTTTCTCGCTTGCAAGCTGAGTTTAAAGTATCATAATCCACCTTCAAAATAGCGGCTATTTCCTCTCCTAGACAATGTAAGGCACACAATTTGTCTACTGTTTCCCAGTCTATTACTTTTAATGGTCTCATTCTATACCCCCCTAATAGGTGCTTTTACTATGGGGTTAATATCATATCCTTTGCTTTTTTTATCAACCTTAACAATCCTAGAACCCCATTTTTTTTTAAATAGTTGCATCTGATCCTTTTCCCTCTTCAAGGTTCTTGAATCAGCACACCCACCAGTGTTAGTGTGTTGTTGGACTACGTGACACTCCACGGGGCAAGCCCCATGGCTTCTGCTTAGTTTACTAAGCATTCTTT